TGGTTGGCCCTGGGCCACGCACGTCCTCGGTCCATCTACGGGGCCTTCCTGTCTCTGATTCAAGCGGCGATTGCCAAATGCGATGTGCAAGACCTCCAGGTGGTGTCGAAAGCCGCCGCCGGGGGAGAGTGGAAAGCGGCTGTTGAACGTCTGAAGATGCGGGGTTTTGGGAACCAAGCCGATCCTGAGAAGAAGCCCATCAACGTCAAGATCGTGAATTATAACTTTGCGGCTCCGGCTCAGAAAGTCATCGCGCAGACGATTGACTATGATACCCTAGAGCCTGTTCAGGAGGAATCAGCCCGTGCCATTACTTCCGGGGAAGAGTCAGAAGACGATCTCAAAGAATGTGCAGACGCTAATGCACGAGGGGAAATATCCACAAAAGCAGGCCGTAGCTATCGCGTACTCGAAGAGCCGAGGGGGGAAACCTCGTCGAAAAACAACCAAGAAAAGGAAGTAAATCATGGCATCAACGATTGAGACACTCGCACGAAAAACTCCTGCGTTGTATGACGCGGATGCAGAAGCGAACGAAACGCCGTGGGCGAAAGCCTTGGCTCGGTATCGGGCCAAAGGAATGAGTGAAGCTGAGATCAGCAAATATCGGACTTCGTGGCAGCAGAAGCAGGAGAAAGATAAAGTGCAGTCTTTGGCCTCTCGCAGCAAGAAATAACGAAAGAAGACTCGATGAACCTCCGCCAATATATGTGTGATCTGACACTCGGGCAGTTCTCTGCCGTGACAACGGCTGGGTCTATTTTTACCTTTCGGACTGACCCGAATGCTGATAAAATCGTGAAGATTAAAAAGCTTTTTGTGTCACTCGGTTTTACAGGAACAGCGGAAGCGACCACGCAAATTTATCAATTAAAGATGTTTTCTGCGGCCACCCCGTCTGGGGGAACGGCGATTACGGTAACGAAACAATTGTCCACACAGCCCGCTTCGTCAATTCTTGACATTCGGAGTGCAACGATTTCTGGCACATCCCCATTAACGGTGACGGATGTGGCGTTTGATGCGGCGATGCGGAGTTTTAACTGCGCGCGTCGTGTCGGCGTGTCTCCTGTCGTCTTGATGGAGCCGTATACCGAAATGAAACGCGCTGAATCAGGCTGCATTCTTCTGCCCGGTGAAGGATTTGCGATTCTGATTGCGAATAACGCGGTGGTAGGAGATATTATCACTGGCTGTCTGACATGGACCGAAGAAGATAAGCTGGCCGTATAGGAGCCGGGTATACTCGGCTAGGGACGTAATTCTTATTTAGACGCGGTAAGTTCTCCCCGCAGGAAGGGTCTCCTGATGACTCATCGAATTGATTTGGGTGCCTTTAACCACCTGAAAGAAACCAAAAAAGCTGCTTGCTTGGCTGATCGAATCACGGACACAACTTCGACAGGTGCGGTTGAGCTTGAAGTTATCGTTCCTGATGTGAAATTGTGGGTGATTCAGCAACTCGGGGCGTTTCATCAACAAAGCGTGTCCCGTGATGCGGAATTCTATATTAAAGATGAAATAGGGCAGCGCGTGGCGGTGCTGAGTACAGAGTCTTTATCAAGAAGTAGTGTACCACCTGGCCGATTTAAGACCTTTGTGGGGAATGCCTCATCATATGTGCCAAGTGGATGGTTCATTGGTGTTCGGTGGTTTGGCATTGATGGTTCAGGGTTCACTCGATTTTTATATCATGTCACTGAATTGGATTTAGATTGATGCGACCAGAGACTCCTATGTCTATGACTGATTACGATAAGCAAGAAAAGATGAAAACCCGTGCTCGAAAGAAACATCCGAAGATTATGAAGCATGAGAAAATGGCTGAGGCGGCTCATGCGAAAGCAGATATGAACCGAGCGATGGGTGACATGCACAATGCCAAAGCCCGAGCCATGTTGATGAAAGTCACACAGGTCATGTCTAAATCAGAAAAGAAATAAGTATGCCCCACACCATTTCCACTTGGAAAGAAGTCATCGCGGACACGAAGACTGATCCAACTTGGCATAAAGCCTTTAGTCGGTTTATCAAAAAAGGTTACAGCGAAACTGAACTGAAGCAGCAGCATCAAGCCTGGAAATCTCAGCAAGTTAAGCAAGTGATGTCGAAATCGGAGAAGAAATGAAGCTCTTCGGTCTTTCTCTGTTTCTCTTGAATTTATTGGCAGCCGTCTATCTGCTTCCTGTTGAAGCGCAAAGTGTCGCAGAGCAGCCGGTGAAGCAGATTCAACTTTTGGATTTGTCTGCTCCGCATATGGATGCTCTTCTCCGGTTGATTGAAGTGGAATATTCTATGCGCCTTGGAACAGGACCCTATATTTCTTTTCCTGATGATACCACAGTGATTGTACTGTCTGGTGAACTTGGGAAAATATATGTGGATGGTTGTGGATGCCTCGGTCAGGTGTGGAATTTTGCCCCTCACACAGCAATTGTGATTGCGGACTCTGAGCGGGCTGATCCTGAAGAAGTCTTAGTGCATGAACTGATTCATGTCCTGCAAGCGGCTGATGGACGGATTTTTAACCGGATGCCCTCAGACCTTGCTGAGCATGAAGCCTATTTAATCGGCGGTCACATTGTTGATACATTGAATCTGCTACGGGATCACCGTGGGCTGTAATGGCACCCCCGAAACGGTCTTCATCCAGAGTTCATAAGTATGTCGAAGGAGATTTGACTCGGACAGCCGAGATTCAGATTCCTTTTCGGTTTACTCCGAGAAATTATCAGGTCATTCCATTCAATGATATCCAGAATGGTATTAAACGGATTGGGTTGTGCTGGCACCGTCGTTCTGGAAAGGATAAAACATGCTGGAACTTGCTGATCTCGGAAGCCTGCCGCAAAGTGGGGACGTACTTTTACGTCTTCCCCCTGCTGAATCAGGCCCGAAAAGCGATTTGGCAGGCGAGGGGGAAGGACGGCATCAAATTTCTCGATCACATTCCTCCGGCCCTCATCGACGGGGAGCCCAAAGACACCGAAATGCTGGTGAAATTGTGGAACGGGTCGATTATTCAGTTGTTGGGGTCAGATAATGCCGATGCGTACCGAGGAACGAACCCTATCGGAGTGGTTTTTTCCGAATTCGCCTTTACGGACCCCAAAGTTTGGAATATGTTTCGACCGATTCTGGCTGAGAACGGCGGATTCGCGGTCTTTAACTCAACTCCTCTCGGTAAGAATCACTACTATGATCTGAAACAAAAAACTGAAGGCAATCCCCGCTGGCATTGGACCACATTGACCGTCGAAGATACGTTTAATGAGAATGGGTCCCCGGTGGTGACGCAAGAGATGATCGAAGAGGATCGTCTGTCAGGGATGGACGAAGAGTTTCTCCAGCAGGAGTATTACTGCTCCTTTACTGGAAGCATGATCGGAAGCTACTATGGCCGGTTGGTGGAAGAGGCCGAACGAGAAGGACGAATCGGAATCTCAATCCAATACGATCCCGTACTTCCAGTGTTCACCGCTTGGGATATTGGGACACGAGATACGACTACTCTGTGGTTTTATCAAAAGAAAAATCGTGGTATTTATTTTATCGACTATTTCGAGGATTCTGGGGAAGGGGTAGAGCACTACGTCAAGCATCTTTATCAGCAAAAGTATACGTACGCGAAGCACTATACACCCCATGATATCAAGAAACGGGACTTTTCAACAGGAAAGAGCGCGATTACTGTGGCGTCTGAACTGACGGGTAAATCGAATTTCTTTACGGTGGTGCCGGTGATGGATGTGGAAACGGGCATCCAAGCGGTGCGTTCCATCTTCCCACGGTGCTTTTTTAACTCGATTAAATGCAAACGGGGTATTGATGCGTTGAAGGATTACCATAAGCGATGGGATGACGAAAGGAAGATTTTTTCGACCACACCGGAGCATTCGTGGTCGTCTCACGCAGCGGATGGATTCAGAATCTTTGCAACCAGTTTTGAAGAACCCCGAGTATCGTCTGGTGAATTGCAAAGACGACGCCCCTCTCCTGTAGGAGCATCTAGCACTGATTGGATGCGGAACTGACCATGATTGAAGACGTGTCATACCAGATGGCGGGAAAGAAGGACCCTTTTCTTCAGAAGGCACTCAAACGCCTGAAGTGGGCGGGTGAATTCGATAGCCATAATCGAGAAGCCTTTTCCAAGGATATGAAATTCTTCCTTGGTGAAGACCAGTGGGATGCTAAAATCAAGGCTGACCGGGATTTGGATGGCCGCCCTTCACTGACTATTAACCAGCTTCCTCGGTTTGTGGATCAGGTCATCGGTGACATTCGGCTGAATCGCCCTCGCATTAAGACGCGGCCTGAATCAAAGGACGCGACAGTTGAGATGGCGAAAGTCATCGACGGCATTATTAAGAACATCGAATATCAATCGTCGGCTGAAACCGTCTATGATAGTGCTGCCGAGTCAATGGTGGCAGGGGGTTTGGGAGCTTGGAGAGTTACCACAAAATATGCTGAGAATGACACGTTCGAGCAGGATATTAGGATCGAATGGATTCCTAACCCGCTCAGTGTGTATTTTGATCCACGCCCATTTGATCTGGATAAGACCTTCGCTGAGTGGTGCTTTGTCACTGAGTGGCTCAGCCGTGATGAATTTACGGAGCAGTATCCTGATGTGAACCCCGCCTCGTTGCCAGATGTGGGGTCTGGAGATACCGCAGGGTGGTTTGATAAAGATAAAGTCAAGATTGCCGAATACTGGATTCGAGAAGCGATTACCAAAAAAATTGTCCAGTTTTCTGATGGGACCGTGCTGGACGAGGATAAAGCGGCTGACCGCCTTGAGCAGGAAAAGGCGAAGCGTACCATGCTGGAAGTGACGACGCCGGGTGCGCCTGTTCCTCCAATGGTTGAAGTCGTCTCCGAGCGGATGGTCTCGTCTTATCGTATTCGCCGGTATATGATCTGTGGGGCGGAGATTCTGGAAGGACCCGAAGAGTTCCCTGGGACCATTATTCCTATTGTTCCGGTATACGGGAAAATGGTGGTGGTGGATGGAAAACGGCATATTCGTGGCATGACGCGCAACGCGGCTGATGCCATGAGAATGTATAATTACTGGCGTTCAGCGGAAGTGGAATTCGTCGCCCTTCAGCCGAAGTCCCCCTGGGTGGCTACCGCGAAGCAGATTGAAGGATTTGAGAACGACTATAAAGAGGCCAATCGTCGAAATATCGCGGTCTTGAGGTATAATCCTGATCCTTCGACTCCGACACCCCCGCAGCGGCAAGAGCCTCCAACGGCGTCTCCTGGGATGTTTCAAGGATCGACCCAATCATTAGAAGATTTGAAATCGACAATGGGGATGAATGATGCCTCGTTGGGCCTTTCAGGGAATGAACGAACGGGTAAAGCCATTAACGCCCGTCAAGCGGTGGGTGATACCGGGAATTTTCCGTATGCTGATAATCTGTGCCGAGCCCTGCGACTGACCGGCAAGATTCTGGTGGGCATCATCCCGAAAGTCTTTGATACCAGCCGTGTACTTCGTATTCGGCAGCATGATGATACTGAAGACCTCGTGCCAGTGAATACTCCGGAACGGGGTGAGAATGGGGAACCCCTGATTCTCAATGATTTGTCTATCGGTCGTTATGGTATCATCATTGATACCGGACCCTCCTTCTCCACGATGCGTCAAGAAGCGGCTGAAGGGCTGATGCAATTCGGAATGAATTATCCCGAGGCTCGCCCTGTGATGATGGATTTGGCGGCGAAGTCTCAGGATTGGGAATACGCTCAAGAGATTTCTGAGCGTCTCAAGAGGCTGGTGCCTCCGAATGTGTTGAAGGATATCGATCCGAGCACGTTGCCTCCTGATCCGAAGCAAGTGATTGCGGAATCAAAGGCTGAGATTGCGAAGATCAAGATTGATTTGGAAAAGTTGAAAGTGATGAAAGCCTCATTGAATGTCCAGAAAGAGGGCACTAGCGTTCGGAAAGAGGTGCTGGATATTCTTGAACAACTCTTTACTCCAAGTGAAAGGGGGTGAACATAGCATGAAGATCAAGACAGACGAGTCTCAGCCCATGAACGAAAAAGAAGTCTCGAAGGCTCAGGTTTCTCCGAAAGGGGCGGGGGCTGATCGTCAGCCGGAATCGAAGATGGCGGTTGATGGACTGGCCTCTGGTAAGTACAGTCCGAGAAAAGGTTCGCCACGGAGCTAAGACCAGATTCATTGATTGACGGCACTCGACCGTATCGAGGCACAGGGGAGCATACTCGTGAGTCAAACCCAGACCACTACTACCGTTGAGAAAACGGGCGCGGAAGCCGTACAGAACCTTGGAAGTCAGGCTACTTCCACAGAAGTTGCACCACAGCAAACGGAACAGATCAACCAGGAGGTACAGAACCAAGAGACTACGACACAGGAACCGAAAGAAGGCACTCCAGAATGGGCAACGAAGCGGTTTTCTGAACTGACGGCGCAGCGAGAAGAGCAGAAACGTCTTGCTGATGACGCGGTTCGGGAGCGAGATTTCTATAGGAAACTCGCAATGGAGAGGCAAGAGCAGCCTGCGGCTGGTCCTGCGGCTCCAAAGCACGCTGAACCGACTGAACCTAAACTGGAAGATTTCACCGATTATGGGGATTTTGTGAAGGCATCGGTGGATTACCGAGTGAAGCTGGAGTTACGTAATTTCTCGTCTCAGATTCAGCAGAATCAGACGAAAGAAGAGCGGGCCAGAAAGTTTTATTCCTCGGCTGAAACCTTCAAGAAAGAAACACCGGATTTTGAAGCCACTATTACGAGTCCGACGTTTCTTCAATCTGAGTCTGTGGTTGAAGCAGTTCTGCACTCAAATAAAGGTCCACAGGTTGCCTATTACTTGGCGAAGAATCCTGCGGTCACATCCCGGTTGAATGAGTTGTCCCCGTTTGAAGTGGCGCTTGAAATTGGGCGGATTGAGGAACGGCTGACGCCCCCTCAACCCAAAGTTGTTACACAATCTCCTAAGCCACTCCAGAATGTTTCGGGCACCGGCGAAACGGTGACGAAAGACCCGAAAACAATGAACATGGAAGAATATGCCAAGCATCGGGAAGATGCGTACGCATGGCGAGGGAGAAAAGCGCGATAAAGGGAAAACGAAATGGCTAATACAATCATCACCCCTGCGATTATCGCCAAGGAAGCCGCGCTCCAGTTGGTCAATAACCTGGTGTTTGCTCGGTTGGCGAATAAGCAGTTCAAAAACGATTTCGGCGTGAAGGTGGGAGATACCGTCTCTTACCGGAAGCCGGTGAAATTCTCCGCAACGGATGGGGCGACTCTTGCGCTCCAGGATGTCACGGAGTCGTCTGGGAACATCACGATTGACAAGCGGAAGCATGTCGGGTGGGCCTGGAACAGCAAAGACTTGACCCTCTCGATTGACGAGTACGTCGAGCGGTATGTGAAGCCTGCCTGCATCGTGTTGGCGAACCAAGTTGACATGGATGGGGCGGCGCTGTACAAGGATGTCTACAATGCCTCCGGCTCTGCTGGTGGGTCTGTGGACTTCGCAGCCCTGTTGGATACGAAGCAGAAGATGACGGAGTTCGCGGTGATGCAGAATGATCGCTTCGCGTCTCTGTCTCCGGCTGCTTCGAATTCTCTGTTGCTGTCGCTGTCTGCGAATGTCTTTCAGCCGTCGTTGGTTGAAGATATCACCAAGGAAGCGTCGGTTGGCCGTCTGTCTGGATTCGATCTCTTCGAGTCCCAGAATGTGCCCACCCATACCAAGGGAACGGCGACCACGATTACGCTGGCGTCGAATCCTGCGGAAGGGGCCACGTCGGTCAGTCTGACGGCGGGGGGCAACGGTACGCTAGTCAAGGGTGATATCATCACCTTCGCGGCGTGCAATGCGGTCAATCCACTCAGCAAGTCTGATCTCGGCTATGCCCAGCAATTCGTGGTCACAGCCACTACGTCGGTGACGACGGCGACTTCTGTGCCGATCTCTCCGGCGATGAAGGCAGCCACCGCCTATCAGAACGTGACGGCTCTACCGACCACGGGCTCGAATGTGGTGACGCTGGTTGGAAGTCACACGGCGAATCTGGCCTTCCAGAAGAATGCGTTTGCACTGGTCACTGTGCCGATTCAGGCTCCTGATGGTGTGCCGTGGAGTGAAACGGTGGAATACCAGGGAATGAGCATTCGTCTAGTCAAGGATTTCGATATCACCAATGACCAGGAAATCGTGCGTCTGGACGTGCTCTACGGCTGGACAGCGACCTATCCTGATCTGGCGTGCCGAATCCTCGGGAACCCGTAAGAAAGAGAGGAAGTAAGTCATGGCTATCAATTCGACAAGTTCGTCCACGAAGGAGTATCTTGGCAACAAGTCTCCTGACGGGACGGTGGTGGGTCAGAGTACGGCTGACCTGGTGGCGTTCCACGGGTCTACGCCCGTGGATCAGCGGTCAGGTGCAGCCCAGGCTGCGGTGGCAACCACGGGAGCAACCAATAGCTCTCCGTATGGTTTCACCACAGCGGCCCAGGCTGATGCGATTGTTACCTTGGTCAACGAACTGCGTGCAGCCCTCGTTGAGAAGGGTTTCATCGCAGGAGCCTAAGTAGCGCCCTAGCTCAGTAGGACCAAGAAGGTCCGAGGATCACAGTGCGGGTGGGTGGGAGCTAGGTTATCGGGTGGTGTAGGTTGGTGAGTCTGCACAGCAGTAATCCAACCGAGGGCAATTGAGGGGTCACAATGACCAAAATTTTGTGTATGCTGGGAATCGCATCTTCGATGAGTTTCTCAGATTGTATGATTCTCTTTTTTAACATGAATGGAACAGAATGACCATTCAAGATATCTTAAACAGCGCCTTTAAGGAACTTGGAGTGCTTGCCACAGGAGAAACCTTACCTGCGGATATGGCCCAAGATGCTCGAAGCAAGCTGAACCTTATGCTGGGCTCATGGTCTGTACGGAATGTCTCTGTGCTAGCGACCGTTGAAGAGTCCTTTGTACTGACAGCCAGTGATGGGGATTACACAATCGGACCATCAGGAAATTTTAATACAACTCGTCCTCTGAAAATTAAAGTGGCGTCGATTGAGGATGACCAAGATATCTTCACTCCCCTGGAATTGATTGGTGAAGATCAATATATGTCCTATGGAGACCGAACAACGGTCACAGGACTCCCTTCTCGGTTGTGGTATAAACCGACACAGCCCCTTGGCCGTATTCGGTTGTACTACATTCCGAACAAAGCCTATACTCTCCATCTGTCGTCTCAGAAACCGTTTGCGTCAATTGTAACATTGAATGAAGAGTTGGATGTTGATCCGGTCTATCTGGAAGCGGTGGTCTATAATCTGGCTGTGAGGCTGGCTCCTGGATACGGGGTGACTCCGAGTCTCCTGGTGACTGAGATGGCAAGGGAATTGTTTGATCGACTTCTGGTGTATGTCGCTCCTGATATGACGATATTCCCTGATCTGGGTGTGCGTCGGCCTCAGGTGACAACCATTTACACGATTGAATAATGATCTTAGAAGACTTCATCGGTGGGTCCTACCCAGCCCAGAGCAAGAATATTAACACCCAGCGGACGATGAATCTCATTCCGACGTTGGGAGGGCCAAAGGGCAAGACGCCTGTGATGCTCCTTGGGGCTCCAGGATTGGACCTGTTCAAAAATGTGGGCACATCCCCCATTCGTGGAGCCCATGTCATAGGGCATCGGATGTTCGTCGTGCATGGACGGGATGTCATCCAGGTCTTGAATGACGCCTCAACGACTGTGGTAGGGCAGCTTGATACGACCGTGGGGTCGGTCAAGATGGAACATAATGCCAATTCCGAATTGGCGATTGTCGATGGTGCATTTATCTACATCTACAATTATGGTACATCTGTTTTTGCCAAACCGAATCCTCAGCCGGTTGGACAGCCGACATCAATTGTGTTTCTTGACCAATATTTTGTCGTGACCTTGAATAATTCATTTTATTTTGCGTTGAGTGGTTTGAACGATGGGATGACATGGGACCCGGTTCAATTGGGAGCCGCAGAAGCCTCACCAGACTTGTTGCTCTCTGCGTGGGCCATGCACCGGCAATTGTACCTCTTCGGGGAACTCACGACTGAAATTTGGTATGACGCGGGCACGACACCATTTCCGTTTCAAACCACATCGGGAGTGATTGATTGGGGACTCCAGGCTGTAGATAGTGTAGCACAAATCGCTGATACAATTGTTTGGCTTGGTCGTCATAAGCAGGGGTCTCCGGGGGGAAGAGTCATTGCTGCATCAGGATTGGAAGCCGTTCCCATTTCGACTCCTGCGCTTGAAGCCCTGTGGCGTTCATACGACACTACGGCTGATGCGTTTGGATTCAGTTACCAGATGGATGGACATAATTTTTATGGTATTACATTCCTGGCGGGTGGAGAAACCTTTGTCTACGACTTTATGACGCAACTGTGGCATGAACGGTCCAGTTACGGACTTGGAGCGTGGAGGACACGAGAAGTCGTTCGATTTATCAATCGGCTGATTGCCACTGATCGACTGACAGGGAATCTGTATACCTTATCTTCAGATGCTCACGATGAAAATGGAGAGCATATCGTGTGGTCTCGTCGTTCTCCCCACTATTGGGCTGAACGGAAGAGACTCGTGGTGCACCAACTCGAAGTTGAATTTGAAGAGGGTGTGGTTGGGGCTGAGTCAGATGCTCCGATTGTCCAACTTCGGATCAGTCGGGATGGGGGTCACACCTGGGGGAATTGGATCACGGCCACCCTCGGAATGACCGGAGAGCGGTTTACACGAGCGATCTGGCGTCGTCTCGGGCAAATGAGGGACGCCGTATTTGAAGTGCAAGGTTCAACAAATGTGAAAGTCGCTATGATCGGAGCCAGTGCAGAAATTACTACGGGGGAATCCTAATGATCTCATTTGATTGGAGTTCAATTTTACAAACGATCACAGTGGCCCTTATCTTGGGATGCCTCGGGATGTTGAAAGCGGGATATACCATTCTTGTTCAACTCAAAACATGGTCTCACGAACATGAGAAACTGGATGATGTTCGGTTTGAGTCATTACAGCCTAAGCGGTCTGCCAAGAAAAAGAGATAAATGGCTCTACCTCCGGTTCCCCACAACACACCATTTCAAGTCAAAGACACGGTACGAATTGCTCAACCGTGGCTTCAGTGGCTTGAGATACTTCGTCAAGAGGTGTCTCGCCATAATGAGGTGGAGGCTTTGGCTCATGGTGATCTTACTGGTGTGTCGGCAGACCAACACCATGCTGAAGTTCATACACATACAAGCGGGGATGGGGGCGGGATTTCCCACAGCGATTTAGATGCGGTGGTTGCAGACCAGCATCATGCTCAATCTCATACCCATAATGGGACTGATAGTTCTGGTTTGATAAACTATTTTGGTTCAGTGGTGTCCGAAACAAGTTACGGACTGTCCTCGGCAGATGGTGTTCTCGGGACGATGAGTCGAAGTGACCACACACACGGAACTCCTGTAAGTACAACAACAGCTCACGCCCTTGCATCATTTCGGCAAATCGCTGGAGGTGTCTGGGGGGATGCGTGGTATCTTGCTGGTACAGTGATTCCATCGAAAGCATTATTTAGCGCAACATTAGGTGTTTTATACGCCGTACCTTTTCTCAGTGGACGCAATACGGCATTTACTGGTTTTGCTATGAGAACCTCTTCAACAACTGTTGGAACCAAATTTCGTATGGGCATTTATACGAATACGGCAGATACAAACTTATATCCTGCTGCACTCGTCAAAGACTCTGGAGAACTGACTGTCTCTGCGGCGGAAACGACCTCTCTTTTTGCTGCGGTGAGTTTGACATCGGATCAACTGTATTGGGCTGTCTTGCTGTCGGATACGACAACAGGATTTGGTGGAAATGCACTCGCAGGATCGAATAATTTTATTGGAGATGCACTCGGATCGTTAGGATCAAATCGAGCGGCTCATATTTCTGTCGCAAATGCGTATGGAGCCTTACCAAGTACATTTCCGAGTGGGGCGATTTCCCCCACAGCGGGGTCGATTCCCGGCATTGCGATACGGTTCTCAGCATGAGTCATCGAACAGTTACTATCGGCATTCCTGAACAAGACCCGAATACGACAACGGACGACCATGCCGAACTCCAGAATGTGACAGCAAATCAACACCACGCCAAAAGCCATACACATAATGGGGCTGATGGGTCTGGAACGGTGAGTTATGATTCATTGGCTGATCTGCCTTCATCTGGGGTGACAGTTCACGATAATGATGCCCATACAACGACAGGGTTTCCTGCCGCCAGTGCGCCCGGTGATACGACTCAGCAGGGTTCGTCTTTGTCTGTTGCTCGATTGGACCATAAACACTCTAGAGAGAATAGTCTTGGAGCCTTTGGAACACGGGACCATGATCTGCTTTCTGGGTTGACTGATGATGACCACACGCAGTACGCCCTCCGAAGTATTCTGACGGCCTTGGGTGATCTCATCTATGCTGGGGCTTCGGCGGTCTGGACCCGTCTCGCAGGGAATACGACCACGACACGGAAATTTCTGAGTCAAACAGGTGATGGGGCTGCCTCAGCCGCCCCCGTCTGGGATACCTTGGTGAGCGGAGATTTACCGGCTAGTGTGGTGGAAACAACTGATGTCGATGATGTGCCTGTGAATGGAGCCACAACTGATCCCATTTCGAGTAATTGGGCTTTTGACCATGAGGCGGCTGCCGACCCCCATACCGGATATCGGTTAGAGAGTGCAGATCATTCCCACCAAACGACCGGATTACAGGCCGGTCAACTCGATCATGGGTTGTCTCTTACGGGATTAACTGACGATGACCATACACAATATCGGTTAGAAAGTGTGGATCATACGCACCAATCTACAGGAGCACAAGCTGGAACATTGGCTCTGGCAGCATTTAAAGTTGATGAGCAGTCCGGCAGTTCAACTACAGCGTGGACAACAAGTTTAACAACCCTTATTACACTTACTTCAATGAATGTTACAAATGGAGATAGAGTAGAAATTTCTGTTTCTTGTATCTGTAATGCTAGCACGGCAACATTCATCAATGCACTCATAGCGCAAAGTACAGGTACCGCAACTGGGGTATGGCAGATTCCAGGGGGTCAAGCCTCTACTATAGATTGGAATATTGTTAAAATTACTCCGATCGCTTCTGGTTCTACAGTGTTTATGGGAAGAACGATCTTACATATTACTGGAACTGGTACTCTGACTATTGTTGGTAAGGCCGTGACTGGAACCAATAATGCTACAACAAGTACTCTTCAAATCAATGCACTTGTTCTTCGTGGTCTTTAACAAGGAAAGAAGGGACACATGGGTCTTCTTGGAACAATTCTAGGGACGGATCAGCAAAAAGCCGCATTGGGACGGGCTGAAGATATTACTCGTGAGCAGTCAGCCGCCAGCCAGCAGGCGTATCAAAACTACCTGGCTCAGGCAATGGCGACACTCAGTCCGTATCAGCAGGCTGCTCAGGGTGTGCTTCCGCAGCTTCAGCAAGTTGCAGGAGAACGCATTGATCCAACGATGACTGGATTTAATTTCCAGGATTATATGAATGATCCTGGGTATCAATTCCAACTTCAACAGGGGCAGCAGGGGATCAATCAAGCCTCAGCCGCACGGGGGAACTTCTTTGCTCCAGCGACGGTGCAAGGATTAGGTCAATTTCAGCAAGGTCTTGCGGCAACATCTTATCAAGATGCGTTTAATCGGTATCTTCAGCAAACACAAGGCTTGTTTGGGCAGAGGATGGGCGGCCAACAGCAATTGTATAATCAGCTTGCTGGGATTTATGGAACAGGAGCAAACGCGGCTGGTCAAGTAGCTGGGATGCAATTCGGCACAGGCCAGCAAATTGGTGGGTCGCGGGCACAACTCGGAAGTGACCTCTCCAATCTTGCTCTTGCTCGTGGGCAAATTAACCCGTGGGGAGGAATTCTTAAACTCGCCGGGACAGCGGCAGGGGCTTATTTTGGTGGTCCAATGGGAGCCACAGCCGGGTCTCAGCTTGGTGGGGGAATGACAGCAACCTCAGGACCAGGGGCCTATTCGACCAATATGCCACCAATGAAGGTGTAATTCATGCCTATTGATACCAGCTTAATGCGGTTTGAACAACCCGATCTCCTCGGGGCCTTTATGGGCGGAGCTGAATTCGCTGGCGCTCAGCGAGAACTCAAGTTACGGAATCGACTGCTTGAACTGAAATTGAATGAAAGTCAAGAAGCCCAGGATTTCTTTCAGAGCCTCATGGCACAGAGCCAACAGGCCAAAGCGCCTGCTGGAGCCCCTACAGCGGCCCCTGGACAGGCTCCTGGCCCGTCCAACGTGCTTGGAGCCCTTGGAATGGCTCCTACGGCCCCTGGGCAGATTGATTGGGCTCAGTTGGCGAGAGACCCTCGTGTTCAGATGAATCCTATCGTCTCAGAGCGGGTTCAGACGATGCTGAACGCCCAAATCAATGCTCAAAATGCGGCCATGAATCAAGCCAGAACGCAGATTGAGACAAGGACGTTTCTTCGTGAGGAACAGCAAAGAACTGAACTAGAGAAAGAATTGACAGATGCAGGCCGGTCTACTGCGGATACAAAAGCTATTCTTCGGCTCTATGATTCAAAATCTCCTGATGCCCTGACCTTGGCTGCAACGGCTGTGGCTCAACCGGATAAGACACTTCAAGAACTGCGAAGTGATATTAGGGCTACCAAACTTGGTGGAGTCACCGAACAGACGATTCAAGACATTATGGCCCGTGCTGAAGCGGCTGGAAAGCCTATCACTCGTGAGAAAGCCCACATGCAGTATCAGAAGTTTCAGGGCTATGCGAGGGCCGAAGGCACACGGGAAGCCGAGATTGATCTGACCAAGAGGGAATTGGGGACAAAAGGACTTCGAGTGTGGGCGGCTCAATCCCTCTTTCTGGGTAAAGAGCCCTCGTCTCGCAATATGGCACTGGCCTCTCTTGTCAAAGAAGAAGAAGCCAAGATGCTGGATGAAATTGGTAAACGGCGTGGGGTCAAGCTCACTGAAATGGACAAGTACACCATTCGTGGACAAGCCCAAGCCCTGTACGGTTCACTTCAGTTTCAACAGAAGTGGTCTGATGTGACATATAACTTGTCTCAAACACTTGATGGGATGCTTCCCCAAGTGATGAAGGCATACAATGATATGCCTTTAACCGTGCAGGCGCAGCCCCTTCGGGAACTTCAGCAATATGCCGCACAAAATTTAGAAGGTAGCGAATCGGTTGGCCGGTTTGTGGTGCTTGCGACAGAAATGGCGAGAGAATACAACCGGATTCTGTTGTCTGGCCCAATGGGGGGTGGTGGTACCCCTGGGTCTGTGGAAGAGCGCAAAGTGACTGAGGATTGGATGGCTGGCAGTATGCCATCAAAGACCTTTGTGGGGTCCATCAATGGGATGCACAAAGGGTCCAAGATTCGTATGGAAGCTCATACCGCAGCCAAGAATCGCATTATGAAACAGATGGATTCGCTCACGGGTGGGAATAGTGCAGCACTCCTGGCAACCCCGCAGAAGCCATCAACGATCTTGCCCTACTTGAATGCACAACAGCTTGACACACTTCCTCTTGAAGATTTGGAACGGCTCCAAGCAGAAGAAGCCGAAAGGACACCGTAATGGCATCTCCTGAAGAACTGGCATCAGCCATCGCTCGGAAACGTGGACTTCCACAGGCTCCTGTTGAAGGGACTCCTGCTCCGTCTCCCGAACAGCGTCCTACCGTGCTTCAGGCGTTGGGCCGTGGGGCTGCGGCATCTTTCGTCCCGGCCCTTAAAGAAACAGGAGCCGCCGCAGGGCGGATGTTCGTGCCTGGGTTTAGCACCTATGAAACCATGACTCCTTCTCCAGCGGGTTTACCCCCGACTGGTCTTCAGTATGGGATGGCTGCATTTAATGACCTCCTGGCGGTTCTACCTACGATTAGTGCAGTAC